CACACCTGCAATTTGCCACACACCATTTTCAGCAAAGACGAGTATAGAACTTCCTTGTACATGTAGCTTTTGAATATTTACAGCATCAGGTAAATTTATAACACCACCATCTGTAGCTAATAAGTCAGAAGCATTTTCGGCTGTTGGATCGTTTTGTTGGTGACATCGACCAACCTCAGAAATATTGTCAATAACTTTAGAAAATAAAATTCGACCACCATTTTTAGCACTACTTAATCCAGAATAAAACACACGACCAGAAAATGCAACAACTGTTCTAGGTCTACTTGCTTCTACTTCTGTTGCTACATAAGTAACTCCACCTGTAGCTCTTGCTTTGTTAAAAAAGTCTAAAATAAAATGACCGTTAGCTGTTAGTGTTGAACCACCAAAAACTCTATCCCAAGCATTTACATCAAAATCTCCATTTGAATTTTTTCCTGAGTACCAAGGGTGTGTTAAAGGAGGGTAAGTACTACTGTTTTCTGAACTCCAACTTGATCTAGCAGCAAGTCCTTTTTCTCCAATCCACCCAGAATTAAAAGTATCCCATTTTCGAGCATCAGATACAGTTCCAGAAGTTCTATCATCATAGGTGCTAATATCACCTTGCCACTCAAAGTCTCTTGTTTCAAAAGTAATTGCAGAGCTTGCACTTATTGTATCATTAGAAGGATTATACTCAATATAAAAAGGAGAAATTGCTCCCGACACAACAACAAGGCTACCGTTTATTGAAGCTGTTTGAACTTTAACTGTAGCTGCACCTGCACTACCAGAAAATTCATAAGTAGCTAAGTTAACACTAAAAGATTTTTGTTGCCCCGAATAAGGTTGAGTAGCAGTGTTGTAAAAATAAAGAACAGATCCAGCTTGAACTACTAAAAAAGTAAGACCAGCTTGACCTGCTACATTTGTCCATATTGTTGTTGTAAAAACTTGTGTATCTGTTAGCCCAAAGGTAGAGTTAGCTGCGTCTGTTTCATACTCAACGGCTAGTCTTCGTCTTCGAGACCCATCTCTCTCAAGTAAACAGTTTGATTCATCAATAGAAGCATCAGGTGGAAAGGTAAGCTCACCTGCCTCTGTAACTAAACCTTTTATAAAAGTATTAACTACTTTTTCATTTATGCTTTGAGGCATTAAGCTCTTTCCGTTCTTCTAAACTTTTTGCAAAGTATGCATTTTTAGCAGCTACTGATTCACTTTTTCGATTAAGGTAAGCAGTTACAGCTTCTTTAGCTCTGCTCATACTAGAGTATTTACCAGACAACTCTTTCGGTACAGAACCTTTTGTAACTCTAAACTCAAAGAAAACAAAACCGTCATTAGATTTTTCAATTAAAATATCAGTAACAAGTTTGTCGGATTTACAGATACAAGTCTGGTTAACTGTATCCTCTACAAATTCTACCATTAGCTTCTTCCATAAGTAGGACGTTGAGGAGCTTGTTTAGTTTTGTACATGTCATTCTGTACAAATGTTTTTAATCGTTTGGCAGCTTGTTCGATCTTAGGATCTGCACCTGACTTAAACAAAGAGAAACATGTAGACTTAGCCTCAGCTAAAAGGTAGGGTATTAGTGTGTCGTCTAGGTCTGGTTCAAAGCTATCTGTCTGACTAAACGTAGGGTAGACTGTTCCGTAAGCTTGTGTCTTACTAGTTGACAAAATAGTTTCAACAGAACTATCAAATGCGTTCATCACAATGTGTAAGTCATCAAAACTTGTGTAGTAAGATGGCATGGTTGTGTTGTCAATAAACAAGTCTGTACCACCAGCAACATCGGCAACCACTGTCACACCTGTTGTTGAGTAGTTCATTGAGTTAATAAAATCTAATGGATTTTTGTAAAATATATCAATGTACGAGTAACCAGTTGTAGCTACGTTGTACCGTAGACTGACAATTTCTTTTGTATTTGTTGGGTACTGAAAGTGAGTTGGTTTAGCTGTGGTTGACAAAGAAGTAAGCTTTAACAACTGGTGATGCTCTGGTATATCTCTTGCTGAAGAAATATTATAGAAGGTATCTTCAATTACCGAAGCTATCTGTTGTGCTTCTACTGTATCACTGATTGAGTTTACAGCTTCAGAGTCCATGTCACTAAGAATGGACTGAGTCATTTGTAATAATGTCTGTTTCATTAGGTTCTATCCAAGGTAACAGTTACATATAATTTTTTGTTTCCTGTAGAAGCTCCGTCAGTCTCGACAGTCATAAAACTATTTGCAGAAATTGTATTGTTAGACGAAGGAGATAAAGTGTCTACATCTCCTGCAGCCGATGAACTATTAGCAACAGTAATTGTTCCCATTGATGCAGCCGAAGCATTTTTTACAGTTATAGTTGCATCAGAATTAGAGATAGCTCCTTCCAAAACTGTTACAACTTTTTCAATAGTGCCAGCATAAGGAATACCAAAATGAATTGTTGAAGCTGTGGAAATGTTATCAATAACACCTGTCAAAGTTAAAGGAACAACTGTCTGTGGATTTGTCCAAGCACCACTTCCTGATCCGTTAGCAATATAGACTGTACCAGAACCAGCAGCAGCAACCCCTTTGGGTTCATGTAAAAATGATCCAGTAAGAGTACTGTGATTTACGTTAGCCATTGTTTTTCCTTAATAAGTAATACTTAATTATACATCTTATTGGCTTTAATGTCAACAAGAAAGTAGAGTTGGCCCCCGAAAGAGCCAACCCTGTTGTATTTAAACTGTTATATATTCTATAACAAGTTTACCTGCACCAGCAGTAAACGCAGCAGTCGCATAGACTAAACTGATGTAAGCATCAGCAGCCCCTACGGTAGCTGTTCCACCAACTAGTGCTCCATCACAAGCAACGGCTGTATTTACAGCCAATGCTGTTTTTGCAATAGCAGCATCAATACCATCGGCATCAATAGCTGAACCTGCAGAGTTTTGCAGACCAATCCCTAGTGTTCCAGATCCACCTGAAGTCCAGGCAGTTGTAACAACTAAAGATGCTTTGGTGATGTAAGACCCAGCAGGAATGTAAGCATCCAACGGAGTCGGAGCAGTAGCAGAAGTACCTAATTCAGTTGCATCAGGTATATCTACTACTAGATATTTAACAGAGTTAAGAGAACCACCGTTATCAACGGCAACACCTTCTCCTCCATTACTAAGGACATAGAGTCCATCTGAGTTTGTGTAAGACATTAGTTATCCCCCCTATACGTTTGGATTCGTAACGATACGAACCATATTTTCAGGACGGTACAACTTAACACCATAACGAGCAGTGGTTACGAACTCGTTTCTTTGGTAATCTTTGTTATACTCAAAGTCTACTTCTGGCTCTTGTCTCCATGCACCCACAAATGGGTTTACAGTTTGAGAGGCAGAGAAGAACAGGCTAGTCTTACCGTTTGTGCTGCTAAAGTTATTGGTTGTTGAACCATCTCTTTCAGGTAAAGCACTGTCTGTAGCAGTTGCACAGAAGTTTGAAGTATAAACATCAAATCCATATACACTTGCAACAAACTTCATACCAGTAGCAATACCATCTCTTACGATACCTTCCCATTTAGGGTTGTTTGATACAGCCACTAAATCAGATAGAGTGTTGAGAGTAAACTCAACAGATGGATCGACTATAGCAACCAAGTTTTGATCTGGTACATTAGCCTTTTTGAGAGCAAATCTAGCATAAGCAAAGTCAGCAACTTCGATTTTACCAGCATTACCTCCAGACATACGATGGTAAATACCATCAATAGCTTCTTGAGAGTTGGCAGAAACACCTGATTCTGGTGCAGCCATAGTTGTTGTCTCAAAGTGAGACATAATTGCACGTTCTTGCTCAGGAACAAAACGAGACATTAATTCAGCAGAATAAAATGCGTCTTGTTCAGCTTTCTTCGTCATGTAAGTAGCTGAGGACAGATACTTATCAACGGTGAAAGTGAAGTTTCCTGTATCAAGTGGACGGTATTGAACTGCCGCATCTTCAACGTAGTTATCTACCTGTGCTTGTCCGATAGATGGGATGTTAAATGTGTTTCCATCTGGGAACCCATCAAGCATACGGACGTACCGTTGTGCCATCATCTCATCTCTTAGTATCTCCTTCAGTTCGGTTGACCATAGATTCGTCCGAATGAGGAGAGCAGAGTTTGTCGTATTCATACCCGACATGAGGTTTCTCCTTTAGTTTCCAAACTGTTCCCCTAATCGTTGCTTATCCTGCAAGATTTGTTGTTGTATTTTTGGGGAATAGTATAGGTTTCGGTTTTCTCGTCTTAGATTTTGGTAGTATTTCCAATTTCTTTCCGACGAGGATTGCATGTTGACACTATCTGTACGAACCGAACCTTGAACCATTGGCTTAAAGTCTTTCTTAGGTTCACCGATCAGACTAAAAAAAGCATTTGGAGATTCGGCTGCGACTTCTTGAAGACGTTGCATACTAATCCCCAGTTCCTTAGACTTCTCTTTGACTCTGTTAAGAGCCTCCGTCCCAAAACTACTTTCTAGTTCCTGATCGACAAGACTTAGATTCTGTTTAATTTCAGACTCTCTGTCTCTTTCAGATAATGTACGTTCAACAAGGCTCTTCAGGTCTGCCTCACTGACATTGGAGTTGGTGTTCTCCTGTACAGTGCCACCAGTATTATTGTTTGGCATTGCAGTATTCGCAGTGGTGGGGTCTGCGGCCTTATTCTGCAATTCATCTAGGAGTTGTTTAGCATAATCTTGTTTACCCAAGTCTTCTTTCATTTCTGAAAGTTGACGTTCAAGTTGTTCTATATGACTATCGGCTTCTAATTTTCCTTTAGCCAGAACTTCAGGGTCTTTCCAATTATCTCCTTTGGCCTCTGCGAGTTTAGTAACATAAGATTCTACTGGTTTAGTTTCTTGTGTAGCTTGTAACTCTGGCTGAGGTGTGTCCGTGGTTGGACTGCTCTCAGTAAATACACTCATAAGTTATTCCTTACTTAAAGTAATTAATTTAAAAATGTCATCGAGGACTTGGTTGTACTCGTTAACACTCACTTGTCGAAGCTCCCAATTCGGAACTTCGTAATCACGAACAGCATCTTTTCTTTTATATTCCTGTTCGAGAATCCTTTTTAAATCATCAAAAGCATTTCTGTATCCTAATACTTCTGACTTTCTTTTTTCTTTTTCTTCAGGCTTGTAACCTTTTACCCATACGGAAAGCATTTATATTCCTTGTTCTTCTGCCATTAATAGTTGGTCTTGGTTTACCATTTCAGCTTCTTGTGCTTGTTGTTGAGTTTCTAGTTGTTCTGCTACAGCTACGTTTTCTTGGAACAATGTAGGTTCTCCAAGTTCGTCAGCAAGTATCCTAGCAAACTCTTTACCAGATAAGTGAGTTGCAACACTAGGGTCTGCAAGTTTAATCTGATACAGTTGGGTAAGGTTTTGTACTCGTCTAGCTCTTTCAGCAAAGTGTCGAGCACCAACAGCTATAATTCTACCTTTAGCTGTTATATCGTCTTTAGTTATTTCTCTAAACAAAGTAGCACCAGTAATGTCGTCAACAACTCTCATTACATCACTCATGTTCATGTTTCGTCTTGATACTTCAAGCATTGCGTTAAGCATCGGCTCTAAGAATACTCTTTCAAAATGAGCAGTTTTGTGTTCGAATATTCTTGCAGAAGAGTTTTGTAAACTTTGTACTTCGAAAGCTGTCTTTTCTCCTGGTGTTCTAATACCCATAGCTTGTCGTGGAGCACCAGCCATTTCTTCCATTGTGTCTGCAATGTTCTGTATTTGTAAGTCAGCTTGTAAAGCTGTTGTATCAGGAGACATGTAACCTACATCTCCTTCGTCCCCAAGATAAATCCTAGCCCCTGGTTCAAAGACAAAATCTTCTACATCTCCTTTTACTTTTAAAATAGGGTAGGCTATTTGGTCAAAGACATCAGCTTTAAGATTTTCTAAATGATCTATTCTGTATTGTAGTCCAACAAGATTATCTAGTGGCCCCATTGCATATAGATTGTCAGGTCGTGGTCTCCATCCTGCATGAAAAATTGGTGCAGAACCTAACCAACTTGGATTTTCTTCGTTAGCTAAAACATAAGCTCTGTCTACAACAGTAATTATTCTATCTGTAGATAGTTTACCTGTTTCTGCATCGTAGTAATCACCGTAAAATGTAAGAATTTCTACATAGTTAGACTCGTAGTATTGTTGTATTGAAGAAAAACCATCGGCAATATAACCGTCAGCTTTTTCATATGTACCACCACCTCTTACGGCTGCTCTTGCTTCTAACATTTTTGTAAAGACACCATCCATATACTTTTTAGATGGATCTTTTTCAATCATTGCTTTAATTTCACCCAATGTTTTAATTGATTTAATAATCTTAGGTGTCTTTTCAAACTCTGCAGCAGCAGGATTAAACACAATGTCGTATGGGGAAATTCGTACAGCTTTAGGGCCGATATAGTTTATTGTTGTATCACCCTCTTCTTTAACTGTGTAGTTTTCTTCCCAGTCTATTGTAGCAAAACAATTTCCGTACTGTATGTAGTCGTACAATAGATCAGAAGCAGTATTAACAAAGTCTGACTGACGAAGTTTATTGTCAAGGTATCCTTGTATTACAATACGTTTAGCTTTAGTGCTGTCATCTGCTGTAGTTCCTTCAAACTTCATCCAGTTCTGTTGTGGAAACAAAGATGCAAAGTAGTTAGCATGTAAGTTATCCATAATCTGTGTAAGTTTTGGAGTTGTTGTAGAGTTTGACCAAGGCAACATAGAGTTTGTAGTTGTTCGAGTGTCAGTGGCATAGATGTAGTTACGGAGTTCTTTCCACTCTTCAATCTTTTTCTGTCTTAAAGTATTCCATTCTCTCCACTTGTTAGCTATCTCAACAGCCATGTGGTCAGGGCCAAGCATATACTCAAGTTCTATTGTTTCTCCTGCCATTATGCGGCTCCTCTAAATCTGTTATTAGCCCAAACAATATTGTTCTTCATTGTACGATTAATACTCTTTGATGGTTTAATTGCAATATCAATAGCTGCAGCTAAAGCATCTTTTATATCATCGTGTGGTGGATGTCTGGACATTAGTTCTTCTTCCAACACTTGTATGTTTCCTCCACGATAGTGCCATATCTGTAGGTTATCATACCTTGGTTCTAGTGTGGCAGCTATACGTTCTTCTTTGTTTCCTTGGTGTCTATTAGGTCTGTACTCATCTATACTAATTGACAATCCGTGTTGTTTAATAAGTTCTTTTAGCTGGACAACAATAGCTTGTTGTGCTACCGTAACCTCTGCTCTCATTTTTCTAAACGACCATTTAGTAGACAACTCTAGTATGTGTTTAAAATATTCTGATATTCTGTCAGTTCTAAATCTGTCTATGTCTAGTACATAAATGTTATTCTGAGAGTCTACTCCTACAACAACGAGTGCTGTGTAGTCTGCTTTCTTTGACATACTAAAAGCAAAGTCTACGGCTGCAAAGATATTTAGTTTACTTTCTTTGTAAAACCAATAACCATTTTCTTCTCGTAAATGTTTACGTTCAAAGTATTGGAACTTGTTTCTTTCTACTGGTACGTTGTCTGGGTCACTAGGATCATTGTAGTACTGTGCTCTAAACTGAGACTTGTCTAAGTATTGTCCTCGTTTCTTAGCTAGTATCTGTCGGTTAAACCCAAACTGCTTACCATCTTTTCGTGACTGTTGAGGCCATAAGAACTCTCCTGTTCCGTCCCCTCTGTCCTCAACAGCTCTCTCTAAAATTTCGTATATTTGTTCTTCAGATACTTTGTTACCATCATCATCGTACTTGTCTTCAACCATCTGCATTAAGTTACTATACAAATCAGATGGATGATAACGTGTACCGACTATCCATTCTTTTGCATTGGCTCCTTCGATGGAGGAAAGGAGTGAGTATTGGCTTTTAACTTTTTCTCTTCCTTCCCCTGTGTAGGCGTTTTCATAGACGACCACATCATCGAGAACAGCAATATCACAGTGCAACCCAGTAAGTGAAGTAGTAAGCCCACCTGTAAAAATTGACGGATCACGGACGTTCTCCTTTTTTCTTAGTGGATGGTCTAACATAATTTCAGATGTTGTCCACCTAACACGTTTACCTTCTTCTTTCTGTACATGGTCAGGCCAGTATCTACGGAAAGTATCAGAGGTTAGTATTCCTTTAATAAACCCTAGTTGTTTCTCTGCAAGGTTAGCTGTAGCAGATATATAAAGTATTCTAAGTGTCGGGTCTTTTGTTAACTCCCATGCTACACGATAAGCAATCATTCGAGACTTACCATGATCTCTTGGGAAAAGTAGTAGTTGGTGGGTCTTACTATTTTCTTTAGTCCACCACTGACACATATCTTCGTGACATTGCCCTAGTAATTGTTCAGGTGCAACAAGTCTTATAAAAGTAATTAGATCACTTTCTGCTGCAACTCTTATGTCATCTTGGGTTACTACCATGCTTTACAAGACCAGTACCTAGCTTTTGTTTTAGGGCCAGGATTATCACAGTTATGCCTAGCCCTAAAGTTTTTCTTTCTTCCAGGAATATTCTTTTTGATTGTCATGTTAGGATCACCAAAGGTAACTCGTTTTGTTTTACTACCATCTTTAACGTAGACAACAGACTTCTTTTTACCGTAGCTTGTCTCTCCTTTAGAGATACGCCTAGGTTTATTTAAACTTACTTTTTTACCTTGGTAGACAGCCATTATTTTTTCTTCCTGCTAGATACTTTGGAACCTCTTGCTCTTTTTTTTGCTGATACTGAAAGATCTTTAAAATGAACCACAACTTTAGAGTTTTTAGTGTGTGTTTTACCTGAATGTAAGGAACCGTTAGGCATTTCGTGAGTACCCCCATTGTACTTTCTTCCATCTTTAAAGTAATGTTGTACACCTTTTGCCATGTTATTCTTTAGCTTTTTCTTTTAAAACAATACCTAAAATTCCACACGCAATACCTACAAAAATTAATTCACCGACACCACTTACTATACCTAGACCAACAATGCCAACACCAACGGCTGCATAACTTGAAGGTTCAGCTAATCTTGCTTTAATCCAATTCATCATAATATTATTCCTTATCTAATTATCCAATAGTGGATTTGTTAAAGCTTGCTTAATTTTTAAATCTAAATTCTCTTCGAGAGTTTCAATTTTTAAGTCAAGCCTGTCTACTTTTGAATCCATTCGTATTTCAAAAGAACTTATTACAGACCTTACATCTTCGATGTTTTGTCTATTTCGTGCTTCTTGCTTTGCCATGTCAGACTCAGCTTGGTTTAAATCTTCTTTAACTTGAGTACTCTGAGTGTCCATAGCTTTTTCTACACTATCTATATCAAGTTTAATTCTTCGTTCTTGTTGCTCTATACTGTCGTCAAATGAATCTAAAGTTTCTTTTAGTCTGTCTTCTTGTTCATTTATACTAACTTCTATCCCAGCTATGTCTTCTCGTAGTTCTATCTTTGCATCGTGGACACTTGCCGATACGTTAGCTACTGAAGACTTTATTGAATTAACTTGTTCTCTAATCATTTCGTTAACAAGTAAGTCTGCTTCTTTGAGATTACTAAACTGTTCTTCTATAATGTTTAGTTGATTCTCCACCATTGTTATATGTTTATCAATGTGGCTAAGGTCAGGGCTTACAAAATTAGCTATCTTTTTTTCCATTGCCAAGTATCTATTGTAGGCTTCGAATCCCCCATACAAACCCCCAATAATTGTACCGACAAGGGGTATAATAAGAAGTAGCTTAGAGCCACCTATCTTTAATCCTTTGTACTCGACCTCTGCCATCTTTAACTCTTTTTCTTTTTAGGAAAGCCAGCCTTCATATTAGCATATGCTTTTGGAGAAATAGTACTGTTCTTTTTAGAACGAGAAGTACCTTTCTTTTTTCTTGCATTTATGTTTGCATATAAACCTTTTCGTTTTGCCATGTTGTTACCTTTTATACTGCATGTTTACAAGATTATCCATTGCTGCGTTCGATCCACCAAACAATACAAAAGAAGCTAGTCCATTATCTTTTATCTGTGTGTCTGGTATTTGTATTGCCGAAAAGAAACCAGGAGTATCGGGTAGGGCTAACTGGCTACTAAAGAAATCTTTTGTATTTCCTAAGACTTGCATAACAAGTAAAGTTTTTAGTTGGTTTGTTTCATCGTACCTACCTTTGTCACCCATCTTATTTATTATTTTACCTGCAGCTTTTTGTTTCTGTTCTGCTTTTGTTTGCTTGGGTTCAGGTTTTTGTTCTGCTTTTGTTTCTTCTTTAGGTTCCTGTTTTACTTCTGTTGTCTTTACTTCAGGTTCGTCAACAGGTTCAGGTTCTACTTCAGGTTCGGGTTTTGCAACTGGTTCTGGTTGTACAACCTCTATTTCCATTTCCATGTCAACAGACTCTAAGTCTACTTCTATTTCTATGTCCACCATTTCTGGTGTTTGCATTTCTATTTCTGGTACTTCAAAGTCTACTTCAAAATCAGGAAGTTCCATTTCAAGTTCAACAGTTTCATAAGAGACTTCAGTATCTTGTATTGGTTCAAAGTCAATCATACCGTCAGGTTGTTCAACAATATCGTTGTGTTCAAATATATCTTCAACAATACTAATTTCTTCTTGAGTAGCATCTGAATTTAAGTAGACATAAGATTCGACAGTTGTTATTGTTTGTTGGACTATTCTCGATATTACATTGTAAAGAATATTAACCGAAACATCATCAAATACAGGGCCGATGTCTAGGTTTATGTCTCGTCCACCTACCTCCAATAAAATAGAAGTAAGCCCACCGTGAAAATTAAAACTACCAGTATACTGTGAGTATCCACTATTCACCCCCGAAGCTGATAGAAAGTCTGTACCCGAAAATTGGGTAGCACTTCCATCTTTACCAGTTATGTGTATGTAAATGCTATCACTTGCATCTTGTTTATCTACTTTAATAGTATAAGTAGTTTTACCACCATTGTCAATGTTTAAATTTTGTACGTCTATTGTTTGCTTAAATGTTGTTCCCATATTAGGAACACCCATTGTGCTTGTTGTAGAACCACTACCTGTTATCTCTGCACATTTATCTGTACCTAAATCTCCACATCTTGATCCAGTTGGCATAGAAGCTGGCCCCTGCCCACCCCAGTCAATGTCCATATCACCTTCTTTAGATGAAGACACGAACCCATTACCACCGTCTAATAAGTCACCTGAATCTTCGTTAGTAACAGTGTCTATAGTCGTAGTCGTAGTCGTAACAGTAGTCGTTAGTACTCCTTGTCCATCATTCTGAGAGGTTTCCTCTACAGTCTCTACAACTGTATAGAACACATCTGGATCACACAGACCTACCGTTCCAGAAGGACAAATATCTTCAGCACTAGAGAAAGAGGATAAGAGCCAGTATAGACAAAGGGGTAGCCCAACGATTTTTAGTTTCGTATTCATTAGCTCTTAACTTTTCCTCTCGTTTAGTTTCTAATGCTTTTTGTTTTGCTAACTGTAGTTTTTCTTTTGCATCTTTCTTAGCCTTAATACCTGCTAATCTTTTTTCTTCTTTTAAAGCTGCTTGTTTAACTTCGTAGATAACTTTAACATCTGACCCTTCAGGTATAAGCTCAATGTTTTTTTCCCAAGTTTCTTTCGCATCTTTACCAATTTTACCCATAAAAGGACAAGGTGTACCTGCCATCCACATTGAATCAAAGACCCTAGAATCCATACATAATGTAGACACTGCAGCTACTTTCATTCCCATACCGTAAAGAGATCGGGCTAGTTTAATCCTTTCACAGTTCTGGTCTGTAATTGTAATACCTGTGGCTATACCAAGTACTTGAGTTTGTACTGAAGCTGCAGCCGCAGACTTACATACGTCACTGTTGTTTACAACAACGGATGGAGCACTGGCTGTTGGTGGAGCTTTATCTGTAACTACTGTACTGCTAACAGTATTACTGTCGGCAGCTTTTGCAGTACTACAAGCAAAGAGTGTTAAAAGTACCAGGCATAAAGGTAAGACATGTCTCATTGTATTCCTATAATATTAAGCAGACCCATTAAACCCATCTGGTCTGCAATAACAAAAACTGCAGCACCTACTGCAAACCATTTAATTTGAATTAAAGTTTTATGTATTAAGTAAAGAGAAGACTTTAATTCTTTTGACACACTTCTTAATTCTTTAATAGAATCTTGGTGTCGATCAAGTGTCCATTCAACTTTGTTGATACGAGCTTCTATGGGTTGGTCATTCATTCGTATGCAACTCCTATTTTATTATTTTCTGCCACCCATTCAAGGATAGCTTGGTAGTGTCGGTTGTTTGTGTCCATTGGTACAGATAGTTCTTCTCCATCTATTGTAGCCGTAACGGATATATTATTGTTATTACTGTCTTTACAATATCTTGCTTTTGTAACTATCATAATTATAACTCCGCATCTAATGTAAATCTATTTCCGTTATTTGCAGGAACAGCTACAATTATAGGTTCTGGGGCAGTAAGTCCTGAAAAGTTAGGAATTGAGGCTTGAAACATAGATTTACTAGTACCCAAATTTGAACCAAGTCCTGTGCCAGATTGGGTGCTATTAATATCACTACTATTTTGAGCATTAAAAACACCAGTTTGTCCAACAGTTGGTGTTGCTCTAAGTTCAACTGGATATGGCCCGAGTGCAGTAAGGGTAGTAGACCCATTACAAATGCCAGCCATATTACCAATTTTTTGAAAATACCTTTGACACAA